CTTTAGATATAATAGTACTCTTAGCTAAACTACTATTGGGAATACTTGCTAGTGCAGTAACACCTGTAGAGCTATTATAAGTAACACCTGTTGCTGTAGTTGCGCTAAGTTGATCTCGGATTTCAAGGTCAGTTAATGTAATAAGGCCTGTACTACTGTTATATTCTAAGTTGCCTCCTGTTACACTAAGTGCAGCTCTTGCTCTAGCATCTGTATAGTATAAATTTGCAGAATTTTCTGTAATATTTACTGTAGTAAGTGTAGTTGCATTGCTAGTAGCCGCTACGCCGTTGATGGTTTTAACGTAGTTTGCCTCTATCGCAGTAGTTCTACTGTTTAGGTCAGTAAAGTTCCCGTCCAATTCTGCGTGGGTTAGGGGAACACTTAGGTTGCTTCTTAATACGATTGCCATTATTTTTCCATCTTATTAACTATATTTATTCATTCTATAATTCTAAATCTGCAACATAAAACTCTGCTACATATCCATCTATCAAATACTTTGGATTCTCTAATTCCTGCAGGTAGTTAGGAACAAACGTTTCAGAAGCTTTAAGGAACTTAGCATTTGAACTCAACGAGCTTTGTAATCCAGATCCGTTTGCGGCAGTTGATGCGCCAACTGTATACCATGTCTGTGTATGTGTATTTGATTGTGGCAACTTCTGTGCATTAGTGGTATCGTATACCTCTGTTCCAGCCCTATGGATACCAGCAAATCGTGTTCCATTTGTAGCACGTCTAACCTGAGTAATATAGTTTTCTTCGTAACTAATCTGCCAGTATGTAATTCTTTCATTACCAACATATACTACACCTGGAATTTTAGAATCAGTACTTGGCTGAGGAAGTTTACTAGCATCTTTAAGATATATCTTAGTATCTGTTGGAAGAACATCTGTTGTTAATTTAGTAGCACCATCTGTTGATATCCTAAAGTACTCGTAGTTGCCTAACATATTGTTAACCATTCTGTAGCCAATAGTAGGCTCAATAGTTTTTTCACTGAAGTGTGTTACAATAATTTCACTTGCGGCGCCTACTGTTTGGTTTAGTAAGTCAATCTTCCCAGTATTACTAACGGCGTACTCGCCAGCATGTAGTCTTACTCCATCTAAAGTAATCCACAAGTTATCAGTATCTGTTGGAACACGATCCATTCCATATTTACTTACCGCATTGCCGCCTATTGCTAGTCTGTCAAAAGAGGCACTATCGAATGCTACTTGATCAAACTGATCAATGCTTTGTGTAACTTCTGAACCTTTTCCAATGTATACTTTAGTTTGTATACGGAGAGGATCATAGTTATTAAAGCTAGTAACACGAAGTTTATCATTAGCACTAAAACTTACACTACTATCTAGTCTAATTGTGTTTGCAGTACTATCAATAAAGTATTCGTTAGCATTGCGAACTGACACTACTAGTGTATCATTTGAAAAACTATGAGGATCTAATAAGTTGACTCTGTAAAACAGAGTACTGTCAGTATCTTCTTGACTAGTTATAGTATAGTCCTGGGTATTAAGCAAATTAAATGTAGTATTTGTTGCCGCATCAATCCTTGAAACTGCAATATCTCCTGTAGATACGTTTGTTACAGTCTCTCCAGCAGTTACTGGTGTTCTAAATGCTGTAGTTGACCCATCTAGTATATAATGTGCTGCATTAGCAGGTCGCAATCTATGACCGTTTAGTTCAACAATTACATTGCCAGTTATTGCGTTGCTAAACCCTGGATCAAATGAGTCTGTTAAACTATAAACTAAAGAACTGCCATCTAGCGTAATCTCTTGTGATTCTCCAAATGTAAACGCTGATTTGTCTGTATCCCTACTACTAATAATAACATGTATTAGTGATCCGTCACTACTAACATCGGAAGTTGTAAGTATAGATCTACCAATTGATCCTTCAGTAATAGTGTGTTCAATATTTACACCATCTCTAAGTACCAAACTTTGTTTAAATCTGTCAAAGTTAAGACCCAAAGTAAATGCAAGAGTGCTACCATCTCCGATAAATGATTTTTCGTAAACAATTTTTTCACCAGTGACTCCATAACCATAAATGTAGATATTGGTGTTAGCTGTTGGAACTGTATTAAGCGTTATTGTCCTATGTTCGAAATCAGCAGTAAAGTTATATGATCTAGTCGCGCCAACGTATACTATCAAGAAGTCAACTTGTTCCCGCTGAGATGTTCCAGCATATGAGAATTGTTTTTCTATGCCGTCAGCAGTATAAGATCTAGAAACTGTAGTAAAGCTATTTCCGTCACCAGCAAAATCATCACTTGGATCAGTGTATACTTCCATGTCTAAATTATCAAATACAATACCAGGAACTACTTCTTCAGGAGCATGACTTGCATATATGTCAACAAAGCCGCCGCCATCTATATTAATATCTTCTGGCCGTGTACCAAGTGCAGCATCTGTAAACACGCTAGAGATAGTAGTGTCAAGTGCATTGGAACCGCCTAACACTGTTAGTCCGTTTATATCAATTTCAAAGTCATCAAACCCTACATTATCAAAACTTGCATCGTCAAATCCTGGCTCTCTGTCAAATCCTATTCCAGATACTTTATTGCTTTCGTATCCTGTGCCTGATTGGAGTAAAGATAAATCGTCGCCAACCATGCCTTCTGTTGGAGCATAGTATGCCGCAATTCTGTCTGCTGAGCTTGCTAGACTAGCGTCAGCATATACCACAAGAGCAACTGCGCCTGTAGTATCTTCAACAGTGAATGTTGTGCCACTAGTAAATCCGCCTGTCACATCAACTTGATATACGTCTTGCTTTTTAGTATTTGCATTATAGTAAGAGATCAGATCTAAGTGAGAATACGTTGTAGATGCAGCCCAGTCTTTAACGGTTGAGCTATATGAAATTCTATCAAATTTAATGGTTGTGTCAAACTCTCTAATTTGATCGTTTTTAATCCTTGGTAACAATACTAATCCAGTGCCATTGCTGTCAACTGAACTGGTAATAGTCGGAGTTTTAGTATATCCACTGCCTTTATTAGTAACAGTAACACGAATAATAGTAGAACCATTGGTAACCGCTGTTACAACTGCTTGAGTTCCTGTTGTTAGATCAGGGGCACTAACTGTAATAACTGGATTATCAGTGTATCCTGTTCCTCCGTTGTGTAACACAACACTATCTAAGTAGTAACTATAGTTGTCTGACCATGGGGAATCAACTGTGCCACTGATACTTCTAGAAACATCGTCTCCCTGGTAGTCACCGCTGTATTTCCTAAAATGTCCATTAGTACTGTCATAAAATGCATGTAAGTCAAAATCAGTTACATCGCCTTGGAACTTATCATCACCATCATACTTTGCAACCGTCTCACGTATAGTGGTATGGTAAGGTTTTACTTCATTAATATACTCTTCAATAAATGTTGAATTATCAAGTTGGTAGGTTGGATACTGGTTTAAATTTCTAACTTTATGTAACACTTTTAAGAAACTAGTTTTTACAATCCAGTCTGTGCTGCTTTCATGCAACTCTTGCATTGCAAACTCGGTCATTCTAAAGAATAGATCGTTACGCTTAATTGCTAGTTCATTTTTAAAGATGTCAGTAAAGATTGCTGTTGCAATATTTCTAACTTCCTGGTGTGGAACTCTGTCAAACTTTTCAAAGTCATAAACACCGCTGTCAAATCCAATATAACTACCATTTGCTGCATTGGCAAAGTCATACAATGTACTCTTTAGTTCAACAGTTCCTTTCTCAATAATAACTTCTTGCCAAGTGCCGGTATCCCCTAGTTTAAAGAAGCTAAAGTTACCGTCATCATTACTACGCACCTTGGCAGTCTCTCCTGACACCGCAGCAATAAGCGTCAATAAGTCTGTCTCAGTTGCTACTGTGTAAGTTGGGATAGTAGTGCTATCAAAATCAGTAGCATACCAAGTTATATAATCCCAAAACTTGGCGGTATTGTAAGCCTGTACACGAAGTAGGAACCAATATCTAATACTAGTACTGGTTTCTCTAAGTTCGTAAATAGTCCAGTCGTCAGCAACTGTGCTATCAGATTCAACTAAAACTTTATATCCAATATTAAAAGTTGCTAGGTTTAAATAATCCCTTGTAGTTATGTCTGCTACCTTTTTATCCCACGCACCGCTAGCTTTTGTTGGTATAGGGTCGCTTAGGAATAGTGTATCTAAGGTATACTGTCTTGCAATAGGGGTTGTTTTGAAAACTTTATTACAGTAATCAATAAATGTCTTTAGTGCTTGTTGTCTGTCTGTAAACAACGACTGGCGTGGACGGATACTGATGCCATACTTATCGCCCACACTTAGGATTGGATCTGGAACAACAGCGCCAGTTGCGTCTGAACCAGCTAAACTGTCAATAATCTTGCTTTGTATTCTAGCAGGAATTACTTGGCCAGGATCACCTTCACTGACTAAGTCAAACTCTGAATGCACTATTCCTTCGTTTTTAACAACGTCATAGTTAATACTAAGTACAGTATTTTTATCTGAAAAACTATTTGTTAGGTTATTAAGGACAACAGTATTTGGTGCTACAACACTCAGGTACTTACTTCCTGTTGAAATAGGATTTTCAATAAGCTGTCGAACTCCCTCAGTACTAAGTTGTCTACGCTCATCGCTCGGGAACGTGTTAATATCAGTTACCCAGTAATAATACCGTATTGTAGTTGAGTTTGTAATACTATTATAATACGGAGCAGTACAATAGTTACTATCGTCTTGAAACTTAGGTGTTCCTAATAATCCACTACTAACGTGTTCACTTGGCAATACATCAGATTCTACCCATTCGTAAATGTTAATACTAGATCCTGGGAAGAACTGGTTCCAATGTTGGACGCGATAATCAATGTCGCCTTGTTCGTATTCAATAACTCTACAAGTAGATAAGTCCCACCAAACTCTGCCAAGTTTCTCATTGTTCCATCCGCCTGTTTCAGAGAACGTAACACTATTTCGAGTTGTGCTAATATTGTATGTCGCTGGGTCAATTGGTAGAATATAATCAAGTTCTTGCTGAGCAAGGCCAGGCAGTTTATTTTTAAATATATCAACTGTGTCGACAAAATCAATGATCTGGTTATTAGTTTTGTCGTATGTCACAATACGGTTAATAACGTCAGGATCTACTTTAGGAGTCTGCACCCGGGTCTTTTCCCATGTACTTGTATCTGTAGCGTTTTGGAAGTAGTAAAAACTACCTGCGTTTGTTAGCCACTCGTTGTCTGCAGGACTACCAACAAATAACTTTTCGCGATTAATTGCTAAACTTCCTCCAAACTGATCTAGTTCATTAATCTTTGTGTTTTGCATCTGTTGTCCAAATGCAAACTTAGGTGGATTAGATATGCTTTGTACTAGCCCAGGAGTTACACTGCTATCCAACAAATCGTATATGTAAGCAGCCCCACTTTGTGACACTTTATCAATATATTTGGTACTATCAGCATCAAATGTAGTTGTAAACTCGTCATGTGTTGCACTATTTGTATCTGTGTCGCGGTCTAGTCCCATACGTAGTTGTGTACTAGCACGGTCACTACTAATTACTAATCTTTGCTCGTTAACAGAATCAAGTGGAATATATTTGTCAAATTCAAGCACTCTACCAAAGTTTTCGTTCTCTGCAAGCAGTGGATGGTTTAGTTTTTGTGTAAACTTAAATGGCTCTACTTCTGCTCGTGCCCGGAACGTATCTCCAGTGCCAGGACGTACTTTAAGTTTTTTGTTAGCAACTCCAGCACTGCCAGTAATTAACAAATTAGTTGTGCCAATTGTTTCGGCAACTATAGTAGTAAGATTTAAATTATTAATGTCATCTACTAATCCAGTTGAATCAGCACTAGTGTTTAAAGTAATTCTTACTTCAAAATCATCAATAAACACAGAGTCGTTTTGCACGGCAAACGTACCAACGTTTAAGTTCTGTGTGGTAACACTACCAAAACGTAGCCCTTCGTCAATAAAGATACTTGTCGAGCCTGTATTAGGATTAAGTTCATCTTCGCCTGGTCCGCCAACAGCAACAATAGCACCGTATGCATCAATACTTACATCAAAACCAAAGTTTTCGCTGTCTGTTGGTTCGTTGCTAGTACTAAGTTGATTTAGTAGTTGTATCTCAGCAAAGACGCCAGTGTATACTTTAACTATACTACCGCTTGCTGGAATATATCTAAATGTTATTGTTTTATTACTAACCGAGTAGCGGTTTGTACTACTGTCAGTATCAAGTCCGCCAACATCGCCGCCATCAGTAAGCGTTTGTAATACCCCGTCAACTTCAACATAAAACTGTTCAGGTAGTGTATTTGTTGTGGTGAACGCAAACACTGTTCCATTGGCAGTAAACTTTTCTGCAATGTGGTGGAACAAATAAGCCTCACCTGCATCAGTAATACTTGCTGAACTTGAGTTTGTTACTTCTGCATACGGTGCGCCAACAACCAGCGTATCGCCAGCAGTATCACAATCAATGCTAAATCCAAACTGATCACCTGTTGCTGAACTACTGCCAGTAATAGTATCTACTAACACGTAATGAGTGCCTTCTCTTACAACAACTTTTAGTCCATTGGCAGGAGCAGTAGTAAATGTTAGCACTGCACCATTAATATTGTAATCTTTGTATGGCACATATTCTTTAGAATTTTCATCAAGAATATGAAGACTGTATACACTACTTGGTGTCCACGTTAGTGTAAAGGCTGTTGTTGAACTGGCAGTTCCAGTTACAGTTTGTACCTCTTCATCAACTGTAGCAATAACTTTCTGTGCATAGCAATAAACAGTATTTTCGCCAGGTGCTGAGACAAACAAGTATCTGTCATCCTTGCTCATAGCTAAATTAAATCCAAACTTAGGTGAATTATTACTGTGTGGCCCAATACCTAAACATTGTTTTGAATCGTAAATTCCATTAGATGCTCTTTGATATACTATCACAAGTCCGTCGCTACTAACGCTATTTGGAGCACCAAAAGCTGCCCACGTCTTACCTGCTACACTGGCTGTGCCAAATCCAGATATATCATTTCCAATCGTAGCTGGCGCTAATGTAGACCCAGGATTGTAAATGCCTACATCATCGCTAAGGTATGGATGAACAACCCCATTATTTTGGTTTGGAGCACCAGAGAAAACATTTAGTGAGTCGTCTGATATTGCTAGACTAGATCCGTTATTAGCACTGCCGGAACTATCAATGTTAAAAATTAACTTGTTAAAATCCCACGGCTCTTGCTTTTTAAATGCTGCCCAAAGTTGATTTTCATCATAGTCAATCCATACAACTTCGTCCTCGTCCCATCCAAAAAGTGGAGTGGTATCTGCAATGCTTGCTATGGTTTGAAAACGTGAACTTACTAGTTTAAAGATTGGTAATCTTAGGTTAGTAATGTCATCAATTTCAACATCATTACCAATGCTAACATTAAACGTGCGCGGCGAGTCAATGCTACTAACAGTTTTAAAACCCTTAACAACTTCATTGTTTGTCTTAATTAGGACAATATCGTTTTTAACAAGGCCGTGATTTGCTGTAGCAGTTAACGTAATAAATCCGTTGGCGCCCTGTGCCACCTCACTGATCTCTACCCCTACTTCTGTAACCCTGTATACGTTCCAATCAAAGTCGTTTTTAGCTGTCCAAATAGTTGTGCCGCGTCCAATCTTATCAATGTCAATGTTAAGTTCTGCAATGTTGTTTAGATCAAACAGTGTATAACTTACGTCATCTAGTCTTGGATGTCCAGCACCAACAATATCAGTTTTCTTAACATTTGCATCTCTAGTAAAGAAAATATTTTTGCTAAAATTATTAGGTAACTTGTAAATATCCTTCTTTTTAAACGTGTAGTAGTCTGAGTCTGCTGTGTCGCCGCTATCTAATAGTTGAACCACTGTTTGGTTTTCTTGGACACGGGCTTCGTCAATAACAAGGTCAATAACTTGATTACTGTCAATACTACCGTATTCGCCAACCCGGAATCCCCACTCTTCATAGAAGGTAATTTCTTGATCTAGACTTTTGGTGCCGGAGACCGTGTTAGTTAAATTAGCACCAATTAACTTATCAATAACGTTGGGCGTTCCTTTAGTTTTAATCATTCCCTGATAAAACTTAACTTGGCTAACATCATCTAACCCAAGTTGGTCTAAATAATCTCTTTTTCTAAATCCAATCTGTCCTTTAGCGGCTTGGTCAAGAGTATTTTCTAAGTTAGTTTCATTAAAGTCATAAAACTTATTAAATCTATCAACTTTTTGTGTTATGTTAGGCAACATTCCAGTTTTCATATTATCTACTGGGCGCCAGTTATTAAAATCAAACTTAGACTGACCTTCGTGGTTATCTGTAGCAACAAAGAGTTTTTTATTGTGAGTTACTATGTCTGCTTTTTTGTAATCTGTGTTCTGTGTCCAAACATTAAACTCATTCTTGTTAATAATAAATCCTGGAGCATGCAACGTACCGTTCCAACTTCCTGATTTATATCCAACGAACTTTACTCGTGCCTGTCTATTTCCTAGTTCAGGCTGGTAAATGATGTCATTAAATATAGTTGTATTGTCCAATACAATATAATGCTCGTATTGAATTGGATCAACTTGAGCAGCATACAAATAGTCTTTGCTGTCATCAACAGTAATAGTAGTTCTATTATCAATTCTTTCTACGTTATACTGTGTAGGACGGATTGCTTTGCTATCAGTATTTTTAAGTGATCCAGTTTTACTTAAATCATCTAGAGTTGTTAGCTCTCGGTCAATTACTAAAGTTTTGTATGCAGGACTTGCGCCGAATACTGAGTTATTTCCCCAGCCTTGTTGTGTCCAGAATAAGAATTCAGAAACTGTATTTTCAAAATCAACAGTTTTGCCGTCACTGTTAACAGTGTCAAAGGTAAAGCCTTTTACTTTTAAGTACCTTGCATACGCAATTAGGAAATCGCAAACTTGTTGAACACTTGCAATTACAGTACCGTAAGGAACACTAGTAATATAGTTCAGGCTATCACTGTAGATTACTGCGCTGGCACTACCAACAGTTATAATGCTTTTCTTGTCGCTGCGGATACTAGGAACAATCTTAAAAAATGGATTTTTTGTATCATATCCACGAATCTCGTAACCATTGGCTCGTTTAATAATGCTAACACCACTGTAGAATACTCTTTCTAACGGTGTACTCTTATTAAGATAAACGCTCATGTTTTCGTCTGGAATAAAGATATTGCTTCCAGTACTGCTAGGACTAGAAGACTCTATGAGCATCTTAGACAACGTTAAGTCTGTAAATCCGCCTACTGCATATATTAGTTTAAGTTTTAAATTTTGAATTGTTGATCTTAATGCAACAAGATTTAAACTAGTGTATTGGAAGAAATTAGAAATAAACTGATTGTAACCTTCCACTCTATCAACTACAGTAGAGTTTGTCTGTACTACTCCGTTGACTCTAAAGGCTGCAATACTAGCTCTGTAACTCTTGTAACGCTGAAGTATTTGGTCATAATCTTTGTTGTACTCAACTAGGTTTGTATCCCATAACAGTGTCATGTACTTTGCTGGACGTTTTAATGCTGAAATAATTTGCATTGCAAAAGGCATTTCACTGCTACGTCTCCAAGCAGCTTCTACCGGAGCATAATCGCCAATTCTCCAGCTTCTTTCTGTATTAGTAGAAATTGCTCCTTGAGTTAGGTATTGATTAGGGGCAAGCAGTTGTCCCTGGTCGTTAGTTGGGATCATATTTGTTAAGCCAGTGCGGACGCGAAGTAGATTGATAGTATGCGTTGCATCTCTTCCTGATCCATTGTAAATTTTACCTGCTTCTAAGTCTTCCCACAAAACACGGTTACCGCGAGTATAAGGAGCGACTCCGTATCTTGCATCCCACCAGTCTGGTTTCTCGTAAATACCAAGCATTTCCCAGGGAGTTAAGTGTGGAGTTTCTGTATCGTATATCCAATGATAAATCCCTCTCCAAAATCCAGGCAGTCTAGTGGTAGTACCAGCAACTACAGCATCGCTATAATTCCAAGTAAAAGAGTTATTTGCATCATGCACAGTATTTGTAGAAATATCTAATGCATTTTTGTTTGCCCAACTCGATATGTATTGCGTATGAATCTGCGTGGTCTGTTCTAGGTCCGTAAATGAACTTCTAAAGTACCCTGGAGTTACTTCAGCAATATCAAAGGTTTGTGCATCATATTGAGTTTTTATATTATTGTATACACGTTTTTCAAATTCAAGTATAATGTCGTCTCTACGATCCTTGTATGCAACCCAGCGGCTACCGTCGTGACCTTGAATAACCGGAGTATAGTTTTCATATTCTGTATAACCGTCTGTGTTTACAGCACCGTGGTTCGCTGCAGAATTTGGCATATAGAACAGTCTGTCACTGCCTACGAATCTATGAGCATGCGCTGCGTTACCTACATCGGCCGCCTGTGCCGCGGCGTTTGTTGTGTACAATGGATAGAACCATCCGCTAACCCCTTGTGCTCTTTGTGAATATCTTGAGTCTGCTGTTGCATAAATTTTAAACGGACCAGTCCCAGTACTAGTTCCAGTTTGGTAAGTGTCATCAAGAGTAATAGCAGGTCTAAACTTAGGATATAATCCCATCTTAGTTGGGGTAGGCGGGATAAAACTACCGTCTGTATTTGAGTATTCAACTATTTCAATAATATCACCAACTGCTAAAGCAACTAATGAATTTAAAGTAATTGCTGGTTCGATAGAATCAAACGTATAATCAAGCCCTTGTATAAGCTGAGTTTTAACATTAGTGTCTTTTGTAATGTAAACAAGAACGCCACGATTACTAATTTCTGTTAAATCAAACTGAGTAGTAAATTCAAATACTTTCTCTGTAGTCTGATCAAGTGTAATCGTTGTTGTAGTTGTTTGACTTCCCCAGGGTAACATATCGGAATAGTAAAATGGGAAATCGCTGGTTTTTACACCAGTCATAAATGCTAAGATGTTGTCTAGTGCAGTAGCTGGGCTTCTTAGGTCAATGTCAAGTCGGTTAATATTGTCAATTAATCTATTTTTAAATCTAGTATATTCTTCCATACCAAATCGTAACGATTCAATTAAACTATTATTTTCTTGAGCAAGAAGGTAGTGCGGAAGTGTTACTCCAGCACTATGCTGTTGGATCTTTCCTGGATACTTTTTATAGTCTAGGTCTCTTGCATTGCTTGTGCCAAGACTGGTTCCAGTTAATGTTGGTATCTCTCTAGTAAGTTGAACAAAGTGATTTCGTAACTGTCCTAGAGTTAACTCTTTAAAGTCGTCATTGTTAGCATTATTTTCAAGATTAGAAGGAGTTTCATAAAACCCTAATGGGTTTACTGTTTCGCTGTAAGCTCTAATAAGGACAACGTCTTCTTGTGCTAACGCTGTTACAAAACTAACATAATATTTTTCATTGGTTATTAGTTGCACATAATTGCTAGCAGGTTGGAAGTCTCCGTTAACAAATACCTGTAGTGTTACTTGATCATTATCTACTTTAGGATAGGCTCCAATCTCAAAACTAAATAACTCAGCATCAACAGTGTACTGAACTTGTTGCCATTGTCTGCTTTCGCTTAATACTTTTGTCCAACCATTCTTTAATTCTCTGGTAACTAAATCAGCAAGCTCACTGTTTTTGTGTACGTGCCCGCTTCTAACGATGACATCAACAGCACCGACATTAGCTTTTGTATATGTAAACTTGTCGTTAACATAATTGTTTTCAAAAAGTATGTCGCCAACGTTATTGATATTTCTATAACTTAACCCGAAGCCTAAAATTATGTCTGCGCCACTGTTAGTATTTCTCTTGTAACTGAATAATTTACTTCCGATAAATCCTGAGCTTGGATATTTTGTTGTGTCACTAAAACTAACATATTGAGGATCAAATACGTCAAACAACGGCTCTTGGTTAATTTTTGTTTTTTGTTGTCCAAGTGTCCATGTATCTGTTAAGCTAGTGTAGTAAAACAAATTTCCTTGATTTGTTGTTCCCGTATTACTAAGCAAACAGTCACCGTCTTTAATTGTGCCAATTTGTGTTAGGTTAATAATTGGATCAGTTGCTAAATTACTATCTTGATCGATAAGGCTAACTTGGTAAATGTTCTGCTTAACATCTGGATCAGCACTGAAACACACAGTTACCCCCGGAGTTAAATTAATACCATCTGCAAAATATCCAGTTTTTCCATTAACATTACTAAACGCATCTGTTTCTTCTGTGTCGACTACGCTAACAGGAGTTTGGCTAGTGGTTCCTGTGTTAAAGAGTTGCAAGCCAGCATCAAATTCAATAATAGGACGCTTTGCTCTAGCAGTATCGTTAATTACTAAAGTAAATTTATTATAAATTGCTGTATCAGCAAGCACAGAGCGGTGGAACCACCTGTTTCCGCGGCTCCAAGCATTGTTATCCAAACTTGCGCGGTTAATAACAATATAATCTTGTAACGTAGGACTGTTTAATGAAGCTTCAAATCCACCAACATCAAAGTTTTCAGAGTCGTAAGGTTCATTTTCAGTTACAGCATATGTTTCTGGTGTAGACAACGATGTCTCAGAAACTAATTTAATACTAGTACCAACACCTTCTACGTAAAAAACGGTATTTTGAAAAGTATCTGGGGTAACACTGTTATCAAATTCAACTTTAAGGCCATTTGTAAATGCTACGCCGTTAGGACTAGTGTATGTTTCCCTGCCGATAACGTCCTGATTAATATCAATAACTGCACTATCGCCTTGATCAACAAGGACAATTTTACCAAATCTATTTGCATCTTTTCCGTCTTGATAAAAGAATTCAGTTTGGCTAGCAGTAATAGGCGGAATTAACTCAAGTTGCCCAGATGCATTTTTCCATAATTGCTTGTTAGCATAAACGTTGCCTTGCTTAACTCTTACTTTGTTGCCAGAGGTAATATCTTTAAGATACGATAAAACAATAGTATCAACATCATTGATGCTGCTAACTGTGATATTAAAAACACTGTATCTCTCAGCAACTGATAGTCCTGCCCAATCTGTTTCATCTAGACTTTGGTTAGCAAACACTAGTGTCTTTCCATTAATTTCAGTTAACCCGTCAATACCGGTTGGGTAGGCTGCTAGGAAAACACTTAGTGATTGATTGTGTATTTTAGTGTATACTAAGTCTGTCGCAACATCAACATCTGCGTCAACAGTCATACTTGTAAATCTATCTTGGGCATCTGTGTGAGGGACACGCCAAGTAATAATTCCATCATCTTCGCCGTTGTTAACTGTGCCAAAAATATCCCTGGTACTAATATTCTTCTGTGTTTTGCTTACTCCAGATGTTCCTATTTCTGTCTGTATCCAAAAAGGAACGCCGTCTTGATCGACTTTAAAAGTATATTCACCGCCACGAGCTAGATATATTACTGGGTTAGGGGTAGTAGTAGAATCATCAAACCTATAGTTTAATCCTCCAGTATCAACTGATAAAGTTCTTTCATCAAATGGACCTTCGTCATAACCAACAGTGTCGTATTCAATTTGTGCATATGTTGTTCCTTCTCTAAGTACAGTAAAGTCTTGAGTTGTATCAATAGTATCTGCAAAAACTTGCACACTGTCCGGTCCACCTGGCAACCAAAAATATTCACCATAGTTAATTAACTTATCTAAGTCAACATATCCACTCCAGTTGTAATACTGTTGTCTATAAAGAGTGTCTTGGTTTGCTGTGGATCCGTTGTTATACCTTATAGTACTTAAAGCATCGTTAATACTACTAACACTCTGGACTGTACCAGACGCATCTTCGTAAATTACCCCAGGCTCAAGTTGATAGTTTTGTCTAAAAGCTGAAGTTTCAACTAGATAGTTGTCTCCCTTCTGAAAATTTGCAGCACTCTTTCTGCCAATAAATCCATTAACTTTTATTTTGTTGTCTTCACTAATTAATTGGTCAAGGGTAGCATTTAGAAATTTCTTGTTTTTACTAGTGCGAAATACTTCAGGTAATAGCTGTTGTGTTTTTCTTATTGCCATTAGTAACCATAGCCTCCGGAACTTGAACTACTTGAACTGCTAGACGAGCTTGAGCTACTTGAGCTACTTGAACTGCTCGCACTACTTGAGCTACTTGAACTACTTGCACTGCTTGTTGATGCAGTTGTAGTACCTGTAGTATTTGTCGTTGTCTCTAGTGCTGTAGAACTACCAGTGCTACTAACACTTTCAATGGTTGTAATGCCACTAGTAGTATTTACAACATTTCCAGATGCTTGTAACTGAGCGGAAGTAATAACATCAATTATATCAATATCGTTAACTGTTGCTGCACTAATAAAAATCTCATTCCTGTTACTAGCGATTTGATACAAACTACCAAATCCGCTGGTGCTAGACTTAGGAACAATAATCACACTAAGAACGTTAGGAGTTAATGCATTATGCAAATAAGCACCAAGTTCACTAAAGTAGAACGTGTCGCCAAAGTCCCAGTTTGATATTGCAAAGTAGTTATTAACTTCTTCAACAATACGTGCTTTAATTTCATTGTCACTTACTAGTGTTGCGGTATTTTTTACTACCTTAAACGTTGCTTGCAATTCTGTGTCCGCCTTATCACCAAATAATGGTCGATATTTAATACTATTGAATACAATAGCGTCACTAACACTCTTAAAGTTTTCTAGATCGCCGTAAGCATCTCTTAATTCGCTGGTGCTTGGTTTAGCTGGCTTAGATACTGAGCCTGTTAAGTCCGTGATCCAGTTTCTAAAGTCAGCATCATAAACTTTTGTTAACAAGAACAAGTCAATGATATTGCTTGGACTCGGGTCAATACGCCTGTCATTGGGACTATTGTGTGTATACTGGAACAACAGGTTATCTCTGCCGATCTTAGTTATATAATCTGTTGTCTGTGTTAGCGTTTTTACGTTAACATTATTAATTGACAAGATATAAAAACTACCAGTAGTAGACGCATAAAATATCTGTCCGCTAGCATAAGTGTTCTGAACTGCGGTAATATCAGTTAAGGATGTATATCCACTTTCAACTTTAGTGCTTTCTACTGGCTCAAATCTAGTATATCCGCTGTTATCTAAATATGTCTTATAAAAAACAACTTTTTCTGAGGTATCAGGTGCTACTACCACATTAAACACATCAGGGTCATCAATAACTCCGTCACTGTCTTGATCTGGGAACGTTACTTTAATACGCTCTGTTAAAATATATCCATCGTCTTCAATTACAGTGCTATCAACATTCATAATATAATCTTGACCAAATGCTGTATTGGAATCAGGCAGGCTGTTAACTTTAAGCATGACGATTTTATCTTTAATAGTTTTGCCTGATCTTGGATCAAAGATTTTTAAGTCTTTGTCAAAGTAAAAACGTGTTTCAAGGAAACTTTCAAATATATACTCTAAACTTCTGTGCTTAACTGTAGTTGTTTCGCCATCGTTAGTAAACAAGAACAACCAACTAGCGTCTTGGTTGGTTCCGGTCGAATCACCAGCATGTTGCAAGTTAAATGTAGTTGTTTGATTAAGATTAACACCTGAAATAACAACCCATTCTTGTGTGTCTGTATCGTATCTAATGCCAAATGTTTTATAGTTACTGATGTTATCAATGATTGCCTGCCTGATAGTACTTGTAAAACTAGTATTCCAAGGATAGATAATCTCATCTAACTTAGCAGTATTTGGAATAACTTCACTTAGCGTTACAGGCCCAACTCCGCTTTCTAAATTTCCTGCACCAAGGTTAGCTCCGTCTTCAACAACGTTACTGCAACCAGCCCAAATATAACTTTTAGTGTTAAGCGAACCAACTGTGCCTAGTACTAAATTATTGTTTACATCAAAAACATATCCTGCCGGAGCAGAAAACTTAGCAAGAGTTCCTTCTTTAAAGAATTTTAAGTTACTACTGGTAAAACCTGCTATTGATTGTGGATTTAGAGTAGCATTTTTAAGAAATCCAGTGCAAACTCCTGTGCCAATAGTTGTTTGATTCCAAGTAATACTTAGATTGGTTATATCAAGCCTTCCGTAATTTTTTAGGAAGTAGTGATACATTGGGTTTGCTTGAATCACACTCTCAACTTGTGTTGCTAACGTGTTGCTGATATCACTGTCGGTAATAAAAGTAAAACTAAATGTTGGTAATGTGTCTTCTTTGTAGAAGATGCCGTCCTCTGCAAAGATGTTAGTTGAACTATACTTTCCAGTCGTATCTCTAACATCCAAGTAACGGCTAACTCCACTACTAGTTCTGTTAACAGCTTTACTTTTAATAATGTTGTTAAAACTTGTAAAAGGATAAATCTGATAGTCTTCGCCAGTAATCATACGATCCTGTGTGTAGTATTGTTGTTGTGCTCTGGCCTTAACATCGTTTAAGTTTTCTCTTGCACTAGAGTTTGCTACAGTTTGTTTTAAACTCATGCTAACCGTAAGTGTTTCAACTTGAGAACTGTGGCTTATGTATGGAATAGTTAATGTAACAGCATTCATGTCCTGTGGACTAATTTTATATGTAAACCCGTTGCCTACACGGAAGTAAACTCTAAAGTTTCCTTTAGGGATATTTGAAAATACTCCGTCGCCAAATACAAGGCTAATTCTATCTGCACTGCGACTCTGTACACTAAACAATGTCTTAGTGTCTTTGTTAAGACTGTTAAAGATAGCATTGTTTCCAGTAATAGCAGGAATTTTAGCCCAAAGGGTTTCCTCTTTGCCATTGCTGTCTAATTCATACAACCATACATCGTTATTATCAATTCCGTTAACGTCAATTTCAACAACACGGTTTGGCAATGCTTCATCAACATTAAAATCCAGTGTCTGCAACGTTCCTTGTTTAAAGTAAAAGAAGAATCCAGTATTAATACTGTTAAACCCGCGGGTGTCGTTTCTATAGATTGTATTAATAGTGCTACCCGGTTTAGGAGCAACTTCATACAGATAATCTGTTCCACTGAAAGTTCCGTTAACAACTTCAAAAGAAAACTCTTGTCCACTTACATCGTTTCTAAAATCGTAAATTGGAATAGAGTTAGGAACTGTACTAATATTATATTCTTGTATTTGTATCCCGCCCACTGTAGTTTTAAGAGAAGGATTGCCAAATCTCTGTGTCTTGACCATGCTAGCGTTCATAATAGTAGTAAACTGTTCTAGGAAGTCTGGATTTGTTTCATCGCCCCAAAAAATCTCTGTATTTTCAAGGTTATTACTGTTACTATCTAGGATAATCTCAGTTGTAGACACACTATCAATTTTAAGCAGTCCTCGTGAAATCTGACTACGTTTAGGAAAGTAGTTAAGCATTTTAGCAAGGCGGAGAATACTATCTCTACGCTCTGCTGTTTCAAGGAAGTTTTCTCTGGCGTTTAAGTCTGTTCTAAAACTTAAACTCTGTGCTACATACGCAATCATATCAATAAGTGCTACATACTCACTAGACTCAATATAATCATTAAAATCTTCTGGGTAGTAGTTGCGCAGATAGTCAACCATGCTCTTACGAATGGTCTGGAAATCATAACTCTGGAAGTCAATTTCCTTGAATGATTCGTAAACTTTTGTCCAGTCTTCAGTAGCAAAGAGATTGCTTGATCGTGTTGTGTTAGCCATAGATTCACCTTCCTATAATCGTATTTATTGCTGTGATAAACTACTACTATTAAAGGCTAGCTTACTGTGCCGTCTTGTCTGTCAAAATTAATAATTAGGCTCTCGCTCTCGTTAGATTGTACGTATAATAAGTTTATTTGTGCTTGTAATCCGTTTTCATACTCTTCAATAACGAGTTGTTGTAAAGCAACACGGGGATCTTGTGCAATAGTTGATGTAACTTCCTCAAGAAGTAAGTTTTTTACCTCTTCTGTTAGTGGTTCCATAACTAAATCTAATACCCCACTACCATATCCTGGTACTCCAACTTTTTCGCCTTTGCGTATAGCAAAGGAATTTAACAAATCACGTTTAACTAACTCTGTGTCTACTACTTTAGTAGATGAAAAGTTTCCTTGTAGGGTACTAAACCCTCTGTACATCGCCATTGCTGTTCCTCCTTTAAGACCAAGTCTGTGCTAGGTCATCTTTACTAGTATCGTCATACCACTTATCTGTATATCCCAAATTATCCGTAGTGCCTACCATACTAACAGCAGCTACTCCTTTTTGGAACCATGATGCTAATTCTTTAACCATACCATCAGCACTAGTTATATTTACTGTTCCAATAATTGGTTTGGGGTCAATAACTCTTCCTTCTCGAAAGTCGCTTGCAACTGTTGCGTTAGCAGCTCGGGCAACCATAACCATTCCAGCAATAGTGCTTTCGTCATCATCATCTTGAATAGCACCAGTAAATATTGCGTTTTGATAATCGTCAACCACATCTGTTAAAAACAAATCTTCTTGAATATTGCCAGCACCAAGGAAAGACTGTAACCCATCAATTCCTAATTTGTTAGTCCACATTCTTGGATTTTCAAGCTCGCCGTTAAAGAACGTTTCTGGTCTAACAAATCCATTATTAATTAGAGATACTGCATCTGCGCCATATTTTCCAACTGCCTTGGTTATCGGATCAATAAACGATAATAATCCTCCGCTGCCTGCTTTTTCTACAGTGGCGGCGGCTAGGTTTTTAATTATATCACTAGATAAGTCTCCAACATTAACATTGATATCGGCTTGTTTTAAAATAGTTGATGCTAAAATATTTTCACTGTTTGGTAATAATTTAATTAGGCTAAGCCCAGGGCCATCTGTTTTAACTGCTTGATTTAATGCTGTAAGCAAAACAGTTCCACTTGTGGGTACATTGCCAATTTGAATAGAGCGCAATAATGATTCCTGTGTAGTAGTTTTATGTTCAGAATATGGCTCGTGAGTAGGAACTCTGTCTACAGTAGTTTTAAGTGTTTCAGTAGCTTCCCAAAATCCCTTTCCGTTACGGACAGTTTCTGGTTTAGTACTTTTAATTGCGGCTTTTTGGTTTCTTGCGCCGCTAGCCTTGCCATTAAGTGCTAAACAAGCAGCTTCCAGGTCCATGTTTCCACCAGCTTTAATTCCTACCTTAGATCCTTCTATATTTAAACCAGATCCACTCTTAATGTCAATGCTCTTGGCTCCGTACATTTGTGCCTGTCCGTCACTGTACATATGAGCTAGATTACCGCCTTCTAATTGCAAGGTATTCCCAGCTACTATTTGAATATTGTTTCCAGCAAACATCTTAATACTAGAATCAGCATGCATATTGATATTTCTACTTCTCAGGTTAATGTTAGATCTACTATAAACGTCAAGCTGACCTTCTGCATCCATTTGAATCCAAGATGTTCCCTTGCTGTTTCCAATATAAATTATATCTTCCGTGTCATGCATTAAAATTTGATGACCACCAGCAGTTTTAAATCGTATTAAGTTGTTGTTGCCCTCAATATCACCGTCGTCCATTACAAGACTGTGGCCATGTTTTCTTGCAAACTTGCCTTCAACCGCTGCGGCCTCAGATTTAGTTAAGTCAGTATTGCTTTTTAACTTGCCAATAATAGCCGTATTGTCTGCAATATCAACACCGTTAGGGGCAACACGACGGCCTTTGGTTGTAATACCAAACAGTTCACTTGGTGTTTCTCGCATATAGTTACTGCTAGTTAGTCCGCGAATTTCGTCTTGATCTATTCCCTGGGTTTTTAGTATACTGTGTGTATAAAAGTCAAAGGCTCTTTTAGGAGTTAAATAATTCTTTATCTCGTCAGTTCGGTTATCGTTGTCGTTAAACTCGCCGCCTGGTGCTTTAGTTCCTCTAATCTGTCCTGGCTCTGTAGTAATATTAGACGTAAGCGCAGGCTCAGGCAAACTTTGCATCATATAAGTGTCAGGGGCACAAGCAAACCAAAATCCATCTTGGTTTCTGCCTTCTGGAAAGAAGCATAAAACTTTAGTTCCAATATCTGGACATGGATAAACCATACCAGCAGTGTTCTTTGTTACAATAGTATTATCACCAGAACCTAGCACTTCTGTCCTGCTGTAGAAAGGGGTACAATATCTAACTTGGCGCCATTGCGACTTAACATTGTCAATTCCTGCATCGGCAAAGGTAGGAATGAATACACTTAGGTTGCCCATGCTCGCAGGGTGAGCATTAACCTTAACTACACCAATAACAATGCCTTTTTCTTCCCTGATACCGGGGATATCTTCAGTTTTAAAGTCGGCATCGCCACCTTTAGCTGAACTTGCAAAATCTCTACTTCTTGCCATTACTATTCCTCAAATATAGTCGATACTTCACTGATATCGATAATTCTGCCGTTGTCTTGAATTTGGCTAAATGTATCATCTTCATCGCCTATTCCTTCCGCAAACTGTCCTTGGTCAGCTTCGTCAGCCAATCTTTGTATCCTATTAGCCTGAAATCCAGTAACTGCGCTTTCGCCTATTGTAGATAATACAGCAGATCCTTTGCTAATTAATGTACCTATTGGATCTTTGCCAAACAGCAGACTAAACAATGTTTCAGCTAAATCACCAACTTGATTATCTCTACTGTCTATAAGCTCGATGCTTTCTAAGCTTCTGCCTATTCTTCCATTAATAGGTTGCATTTTTTCTCTAAAACCATATAGTCGTTGAGTAAACATACCTCCACTAAAAGTCGATTCAGATGACGTAAGCCGGTAAACGCCACTAAACTCACTAGTAGTATACTTTCCTTGACCAGAAAGGTCAACAAGTCCAGTAAGTTCATCATAGTCTGATGGCGTTTTTAAATTTATCTGGACATAAGGCGGAGTTAAGTCATAGTTAATAGTATCGTCTGGTAAAAAAGGTTCTACAAAAATAGCATCACGATTCCCCTGTGGTTGGAAAAATGCATCACCAATTGGTAAGAAAGCAGGATCTCCTAGGATAGCTACATCAAGCTGTATCAAATCATAACCATCATACATTAAGTTAGACATTAAATCTTTACTTCGTTTCTTCGTAACAGTTGTGTCATTAATTATCCCTTGGCCCTGCTTGCTTTGGTTTATAAATTTAGTCTTAGGTGCCCAGGTAGATTTATCTTTTGGATTGTCTGCAGGAATACCAGTGCCAATAGTATTTGCGTTATAAAAAGCATTATCAAATTGCAGTATTAAATCAGTAATCTCTGTATTTAAACCACTAAAGATGTAATCATATATTTTATGTACCCCTTGCCCTTTAGGCGTAGTCTTCGGAGCCCAGGGAAAATCACTGTAATACATTCCGTGAACTGCTATAGTCCATTTAATATGAAATTTATATCTTCCTGCTTTATGGTCCCAGCCAAGAGATTCCTGAATCTGTGGTATAATTTTAAACCATTTAATAGCCACGTTACTTGAAGACTGTTGGGAATTATTAGCAATGCCGTTAGCCGCGTCGATATTTTCGTCAACGTAATCACTTGCTACAACAATATAATTTATTAATGCCACTACGTCCGTCGCACCATTAATTCTAAATAAGTTAGTCGTTGGATCTAGATTAACTTGCCCTCTGAGCTTTGATGCAGCTTGTTTGTATACCTCGTTATTCTTTTGTGGAGTATTGAGAGCATCAAATTTTGAACCAACTAACTTAGCGTTCTTAATTTCTGGAGCAATTTCAAAACTCCACTTATCAGCAATATCGGTACTAGATGCTATTTTCTTGCCATCTTTGTCAGTAGTTTCTCTTGTTTGTGATTCAAAGTAATCGTTAATTGCTTTAGATAAATCAGCACTGGGGTCTCCTAACGGGGTTTTTATGCCTTGAAATTCAGCTGAGCCAAACTCATCGCCAAGAATCTCTGTTTCATATTTAAATTGTTGGGCAGTTCCTCCAAAAATATCATTCACTGTACCTGCACTGACTTGTATATTAATAGGAATAGTGCTGAATATCGAACCAAGCACGTCTTGATGAAAAGGAATTGCCCTAACTTTGTATACTGTGCCAGTAGATTCAACTCTAAAATTTATGTTCGTTAGTTTAATAGGAATGTACTTAGGCTTAATTGCTCCGATTATTTCTTCACCCGAGTCGTTGTACCCTTTAAAGGTAATCTCTAACAAGTACGGAGTATTTGTATAGTTTTCACCTTCTCCGAGAGAATTTTTTGCTTCATTTTTTAACCGTTCAATAAGTGTTACACCCATTGGTTCGGTAATTTCAAAGCTAATTTTAACAGCATTTGTGTTCGTAGTTCTAGTGTTGGGGCTAATCCCCAGGTTAGTCATTTGTAGATTATCAATAAAAAAATCTACATCAAAATTATCACCACCGTCAAAACCAACTCCGCCACTTCGCATAATTAGTTGTTTGGGAATCTGAGCTACACTGCTGGGGTTTTTTAGTAACTTTACATAATTAGCAGGTTGCATCATATAAAGCGCAATATTGTATGTATGAGAGGCATACTCACTAAGTTGGTTTGGTCGCGGATCAATACTAATCGATTCAAAATTTGGACTTAACCCGCCGCCATTCCTAGATTTAGAATTTCTAGCTGTTCCGTTAGCAGTTATAACATTTTGACCAGCTTTCATCGTTGCAACAGCAACTCCAGAACCTAGAACATTTTCTGGTGTTGCTCCTGGTTCTTGAAAATTACTTGCAGGATTAGTTAATCTAGAATTTTGAGCAGATGCTGCAGGCTCTGGCTGTTGAGAATTTTGCCCAGAGGTCTCGCTGGTTTGCCCAATGTTTGATTGAGAATTTGGTTGGTTTTTATTTGCAGCATTAACCTTTCTTTTAAGTTCTTCAGCAGATAATATAAAATTAGTAGCCGTTGAACTGCCGATTGGGGGCTCGATAAAAACATCAGCATCTAGAGGCGCAGGGGCTGGTGGTGTAGCCAACCCGAGCCCAGCTAGTTCTGATTCTCGTACTACTCTGCCATCAGAAAGTTTAAACTGTCTAGTAAATCCTAGGTCTTTAACAGATGTGACACTAAGAGCCATGTTAAATTCCCAGTACTGTAGTTAAAGTATCCTGTTTAGGTATATAAATCTTCTTACCTATCTGAAAATCCCAGATTGAATCTTCAATTGAATTAGGATTTCTAACTGCAAAAACCCACCACAGACCTTCATTTTTGTACAAGTCATATGCAAGAAGATCAGGTCTATACTGGTATGTTGTATTAATAGTAAACAAAACATCATCAGCATAACTTGGAATAGGTCTGGGTTCATAAATGTCTAAAAATGTTCCTTGCATTCTTGTCTGTGCATATGGACTATCTTGTCTGTATTCTACAGCCATTATGGCATACCTCCTTCGCCACTCGCCTTGCCAATTAATCCACCCCTAGCGTATTTTTCGAGGCTAAATCTAGTTTGTGCAGTTCTGCTGACAACTGGCAACAAGGTAACGTTTATGTTAATTAAGCTAGGGACTCTAGTTGTTGCATCAATACCGCCGTCGCCAACTGCAACACGAGCATTAATGTAATCAATCTGTCCTTCAAAATCTTGACTAGTATTCGCAATTACTACCGGAACACTGTTAAACATATGAGGACCATGTGCGCTAAATCTAAGTACAGGCGGTGGGGTTCCGCGATTTGTGTCTTGCCCAAAGAAACTCTTGGTAGCACTTTTTAAGAAATGTAACACGCTTAGTAAGTAAGCAGCTTCACGCTGAGTATTGGCAGTAAATTGGCCAACACAGGTTATCTGTTCTACAGTGCTTTGGCCATAGCTTTGACTTTGATAGTTATTATGAACTGTTTGGTTCCCTGTATATGCGGCGCTGTATGAAACGTTTATGTTGGGAGTATAAGGCCACACTATACCATCAGTTTCAACAAGAGGGCTCAACAAACTATTTGATGGATCTCTGTATAAAATAGGCCCGCTTGCTGGACTTAATGCTAGTCGTGCGCGAGTATCATTGTTACTGCCAAATCTTGAAGCCGCAATTATACCATCAGTATTCCTACTATTTTCGCCTCCAGGATTTAAGTGACTATTAATTAAACGGTTAGCTTGCGCACCAAGAAAACTTTTTGCTATTTTAGATACTGCGCCGTCGCCAGGAATAGCTTTGTTAAGCCCTTGCTCAACTATATTGCCCACACCAAAGTTCGAGCCTGTTACATTAGTAGTGACTGCTTTAATAACATTATTAAAATTAAAAGCCATATCTTACATTCCTAGATTGCTATTTGTATTTATTGGCTATATAATAGTAGCATATATTAAAGGAGTCAGTATGAGAAAGCGTAAATATCTTAGTAATCGAGACATACTATCAGAGATTCACAAGAGCAAAACAAAATATTGTAGTTACCTTGATGAAAGTCACAACCAATTTGACCTTATTTTGCCCAATATTGAACGCATTAATATTAGAACTGTCGCACAGGCTAAACGAAATCGTGCAGACCGTGTTGCTAGAAACAATTATGAGGAAACTTATATGAGCGGCAATACGTCAGTGAAACAAGCTGAATTTTTAATTGATTGGAAGAAAGTTCCAAAGACAGACTTAATCTTTAGGATTATGACGTTTGATCACGTTCCGTTGCAACCAGGTAGAAAGAAAACACCTAAGACAGTTGCTGATCATCACACACAATGCAATTTTCCTCCGTTCCAACACTGGAAGTTTGACGAGAACAATGAATTAATTTGTGTAGGCAAGAGTCACTGGGAAGGTGGATTGCAAAACGGGAACTTTAGTAAAACACATGGCGGGATGACAGATAAACTTGCTATGATGTTTATAAAACTAGTTGAACGTTATGCAAGCAGAAGTAACTGGCGTGGATACACTTATAACGACGAAATGCAGGGAGCAGGATTACTTCAGTTAAGCCGCATTGGGTTACAGTTTGACGAAAGCAAGAGTGACAACCCGTTTGCTTACTATACTGCGGCTGTAACTAATAGTTTTACTAGAGTATTAAACCTTGAGAAAAAGGGCCAGCGTATTCGTGATGATATTCTAGAACACAATGGATTAAATCCAAGTTACACTAGACAGAGCGAAAATCAAGATAAGATGAAAGCTCTAGCAGATTTAGATAAATTAACTCCTCCTAAAGTAACTACAATAGAAGTAAAACAGAAAAAATGAACCTATTTAAAAAAGCGATATTCTTTACTGATATTCACTTTGGATTAAAATCAAATAGCCGCACACACAACCAAGATTGTTTAGATTTTGTAGAATTTGTTATTAAAACTGGCAAAGAGCAAAACTGTGAAACTTGTGTGTTTTTGGGTGATTGGCATAATAATCGTGCTAGCCTTCAGATTGGAACACTAAACTATAGTGTACAAGCTATTGATAAACTCAGTGCGGCATTTGACCAAATCATTTTTATACCCGGTAACCACGACGAGCATTACCGTGACACTCGAGAGATGAACAGTGTTGTTTGGGCAAAGAAGTATGAAAACGTTAGGCTGTTTGATGAGATTACAACTGTTGATGATGTTTGCATTACACCCTGGCTAGTTGGTGACGAGCATAAACAGATTAAGAAGATCGAAGCCAAATATATGTTTGGGCACTTTGAACTCCCTAGTTTTTATATGAATGCTATGGTGCAAATGCCTGATGTTGGTGATTTGCGGCGTGATGATCTTAAATGTGAGACAGTGTTTACTGGTCATTTCCATAAACGGCAAACTAGTAAGAACATTACATACATTGGCAATGCTTTCCCGCACAACTATGCTGATGTTGGCGATGATGACCGTGGGTGTATGATATTGGATTGGGGAAAGGATCCAGTTTATATTCCCTGGCCGGACGCTCCTAAGTATAGAAAGTTTCGTCTCAGTGAGATACTTGAAGATACAGACCGTTTACTGCTATCTAACATGTATTGTCGTGTTGAAATTGATGTTGACATTAGTTACGAAGAAGCAACATTTATTAAAGAGCAGTTCGTCCCACAGTATAACTTGCGTGAGCTTAGTTTAATTCAGAAGACTGATCTTGAAGAACATGCACAATCGTTTGATGGCGAAGTAAACTTTGAAAGTGTTGATAGCATAGTAACTAGCCACCTAACTCAACTTGAAACTGCTCAATATGACAGACAGTTAATGTTAGACATTTACAGGAATTTATAATACAATAAAATATGTTTAAAATAAATGCATTATCAGTAAAGAACTTCATGAGCGTGGGCAATCAGACCCAGGCTGTAGACTTTGACCGTAAAGACTTAACGTTAGTGCTTGGTGCTAACTATGATCAAGGAGGTGATGACTCTGGCGCTAGAAATGGCACGGGTAAAACCACAATCATCAACGCACTCAGTTATGCTCTTTACGGTCAAGC